AACGTAGAACGCAACCTCACACGTAAGATCACGCCCATTAATGCGCTGTAAAGCATCAGATAACACCAGCGGCAGCTTGTGCGTATGGTGCTTTGGAGGCTGGAACTCCGGCGACAAATTACAAACGTAAGCGGAACGTAGAGACGGCATTGGTCTATCCATATGTTCGCTCTTGCGTCCACGGAAAACCAACGTATAATGGGAGTTGTCGAGGCGCCCATGGATTGTTGTTGTTGGTTTTCCGTGGATGTCGCAAGAAGCCCGCAGATTTATCTGCGGGCTTTTTGTTTCCATATCTGGTCATTTTCCAACCAGACACCCACAATCATAACCACGTTACGTGGTTTTAAGAGAACTCTACCACAACACTTTCGGTCATGCACGAAGTCTCTCACTGATCGAACGATAATCCACCAGTAAAAGGATCTAAATTGGATCTCGTTTTGCGAGCATCATACTACTGGCCTAACTCCAGTCAATGATTCCCAGCCGGAAACCTGCGGTAAAGCGTGGATAAGGTAACATCGAAGATAATCGCTATCCGCTTACGTGAAACACCATTCGCAATAAGCCTTCCGATCTGTTCCCATTGCTCTGGTGACAGCTTTGAGCGGCGTCCTCCTATCCTGCCGTTAGCCCTTGCCACCGCCAATCCTGCACGCGTTCTTTCAATCATATTTTCCCGCTCCATCTCTGCGACTGCACTCAGCATCGTGTAGGCAAAGCGGCCAATTGAAGTGCTAATTTTTATTCCTTCCGTAATCGAAATGAACTCAATGTTGTTTGATAAAAAATGGTTAAGTAAATCAACAAGATGAATCAGAGAACGCCCCATTCGGTCCAGCTTCCAGACAATAACCGTATCGCCCGGTCGTAACACCTTCAGTAGCTTATCAAGTCCTGGTCGTTTTGATTTAGCACCGGATATTTTATCTTCAAAAATCCGGTCACATCCTGAACTCCTGAGCGCCTCCAGTTGTAATTCCAAATTCTGGTCAAAAGTTGACACCCTCGCATAACCATATTGCATACTTTCTAAACCGCGATTGTTGCTAAAAGCGGGAAAAAATATCGTTCAGACGACACAGAGGCAATTCGCAAAAACCTCGGTTTGCAGGAAACGATAAATCAGGCTTCTGGCGCATTACAGAAAAACCAGAACGGCGCAGATATTCCAGGAAAAGATACCTTCACCAAAAATATTGGTGCCTGCCGCGCATTTATTTCGTGGCTGGAGAGTCAGGGAGCATTTAATCATCCTTACTGGATGTGCAAAGGCTCATGGGCTTATGCAAATAATAAGGTCATTACAGATACAGGTTGCGGAAATATTTGTCTTGCAGGTGCTGTGGTGGAAGTTATTGGCACTCGCGGCGCAATGACCATACGCGTTACTACGCCGAGTACGTCCAGCGGTGGCGGAATTACTAACGCTCAATTCACTTATATTAATCATGGTGATGCTTATGCTCCTGGCTGGCGACGAGACTACAACACGAAAAACCAGCAGCCTGCATTCGCTTTAGGGCAAACAGGAAGCAGGGTTGCAAATGATAAAGCTGTTGGCTGGAACTGGAATAGCGGTGTTTATGATGCAGATATCAGTGGTGCATCGACATTAATCCTCCACTTCAATATGAATGCGGGGAGTTGCCCTGCTGTACAGTTCCGCGTGAATTATAAGAACGGCGGTATCTTTTATCGTTCAGCGCGTGATGGTTATGGCTTTGAAGCTAACTGGTCAGAGTTTTACACCACAACCCGCAAACCCTCTGCGGGGGATGTTGGTGCATATACGCAGGCAGAATGTAACTCAAGGTTTATTACAGGTATTCGCCTAGGCGGTCTGTCATCTGTTCAGACATGGAATGGTCCCGGCTGGTCTGACAGGTCAGGTTATGTCGTTACGGGTTCAGTTAACGGAAACCGTGATGAATTAATTGATACAACTCAGGCAAGGCCAATTCAGTATTGCATTAATGGAACGTGGTATAACGCGGGGAGTATTTAATTATGATGCACTTAAAAAATATTACAGCTGGCAACCCTAAAACAAAAGAGCAATACCAGCTAACGAAACAATTTAACATCAAATGGCTTTATACAGAGGATGGAAAAAACTGGTATGAGGAACAAAAGAATTTCCAGACTGATACGTTGAAAATGGTCTATGACCACAACGGCGTTATTATTTGTATTGAAAAGGATGTTTCAGCAATTAATCCAGAAGGCGCAAGCGTCGTTGAGGTTCCTGATATTACAGCAAATCGCCGGGCTGATATTTCGGGTAAATGGATGTTCAAAGATGGCGTAGTGATAAAGCGAACTTATACCGAGGAGGAACAGAGGCAGCAGGCAGAGAATGAAAAGCAAATCCTGTTGCAACTTGTCAGGGATAAAACCCAGCTATGGGACTCACAGCTACGGCTGGGGATCATTTCCGACGAGAATAAACAAAAATTAACCGAGTGGATGCTCTATGCGCAGAAAGTCGAATCTACAGACACCTCCAGCCTGCCAGTAACATTTCCCGAACAACCTGAATGAGACAAGGCCCGATAGCGGGCCTTAATTTTTATTCAGGCTTTTGTGGCCATTCAGGATTTGCCGTATCCACACGGCTGACCAGAACACTGTAGCGTTCCCATGCTTCCAGTCGTGTGCGTTCCTCGTCTGTTGCCATATTCAGCCTGACAGCGCGTTCCAGCGGCTGGATGACTGATTCAGCTTCGGAAAGCAATGCGGCCTTTTGTGATTCAGCTTGTTGTTGCTGTTCGTCTGCCGTATAAATCCGTTTAACTACAGCTCCATCC